CCCTTTTCCGACGGCGGGAAAACGGGCGGAGGGGGTAAGCGAGGAATCCTGAGGCGCGCGGGTGCGCGCAAAAATTGAATCATGCGGCGCGGGCGCAAACGACGCGCCTGCGTGAATGCCGGAGGCTGCGCCGGGCATCTGCGATATTGGGCCATCGTAATGCCTTCATCTTCCAATCCTCCTAACTGGGCACGGTTCGCCGTGCCTGGCGGAGTCCCCGGCACACTGGAGGTGATCTGTTGGCCAGAGAGGACATGATCCGGAAGGACATGGAGCTGGTCGGAACCTACAACGAGATATTCGAGCCGACGATCAAGCATCTGGCCAAGACGGAACGCGAACTCTCCCGCGCAGAGAAGGAGTGGAAGAAACAGGGCGGGCAGCGGATCTGCACCATGGTCAACAAGACCGGTGCAGAGTACACCGCCAAGAGTCCGTACTGGGCGGCGGTCGAAGATCTGCGCGCGACGGTGCAGTCTCTCCGCAATCAGCTCGGCCTGACGCCGACCGGCCTGAACAAGGCCAGGTCGAAGCTCCAGCCGACCGCGACCGGGAACAGCAAGATTGAGCAGCTGCTCGCGGCGGCACACGACCACGCCGTAGAGCAGGGCGCGCAGTATCAGCGCGACGTCGACGCCTTTGTCGAGTCGGTGCTCTCCGGAGAGTCCGGGCTGTGCGAAGACGTTGTCCTATCCTGCAAACGGTATGTCGCGGATCTCGGCTCCGGCAAGTGGGATTTCCGAGCAGAGCCGGCCAACGATATCCTCGCGATCATCGAGACGATGTTCTGCCACCAGCAGGGTGAATTCCTCGATGCGACGCCGCTGCGCGGCACGCCATTTTTTCTGCTCCCGTACCACAAGTTTATTGTCTACAACCTGATGGGCTTTTATCTGCCGGATACAAAGATCCGGCGATTTAAAGAGGCTGTGGACTTCATCCCACGAAAAAACGTCAAGACGACCTTCGCGGCCTCGCTAGCCGGAGCCCTTGCTATGTACGAGCGAGCTTCTGGCTCTAAGGTCTATGAGGTCGGCGGTGCGCTGAAACAGGCGCTCGAAGGTTTTGACTTCCTCAAATACAACTTCAACCGCCTCGGCGTAACAGTCCGGGACGATCCAAACCAGGGGCTGCGTATCATCGACAACAACATGGAGCGGTCCATTTCCGGTGACATTGGTGACGGCATGATCTCGATCAACGCCCTTGCCGCGAACCCTGACAAACAGGACTCCTTTAACTGCAACATCGTCATCGCTGACGAGGCCCACACCTACAAAAGCCCGCAGCAATATCAGATTCTGAAGGACGCAACCAAGGCGTACACCAACAAATTGGTCATCATCATCTCATCCAACGGCCCCAATGCCCGCGGCTTTTTGCTCGGCCACTTGGACTATTGCCGGAAGATCCTGCGCGGGACCGTCACCGGCAACGCGGCAGACAGCATCTTCTGCTTCCTCTGCTCCGCGCCGACACTGGAAAACGGCGACGTTGACCTGCATGATCCGGCTGTGCTGAAAGCAGCCTCGCCGGGCTGGGGCTACTCCATCCGCCCGCAGGACATGATCAACGACGCGGCTATGGCCGCTGAAAACCCGGCGCTCCGGCCGGAGTTCCTCAATAAATCGCTAAACGTCACAACGAACGCGATCAAGGCATGGTTTGACATCCAAGAGTTCCGCAAGAGCGACGAGAAGTACGACTGGAACTATCGGCAACTCGCGAAGCTGCCTATCCGTTGGTATGGCGGCACAGACCTTTCGAAGCTGCACGACCTGACGGCCGGCTGCCTCTTCGGCCACTACAAAGGCGTAGACATTATTATTCCGCACGCATGGTTCCCGCGGCCGGCCGCCATCGTCAAGGCGCAGCAGGATCAAATCCCGCTGTTCGGCTGGCAGGAGGACGGCTGGCTGGACATGACAAACGACAAGGTCACAAATCACCACGATGTGGTGCAATGGTACAAAAAACTGCGCGCCGATGGGTTTAAGATCCGCCGCATCGGACACGACCGAAAATTCTGCCGCGAATACTTCGTCGAAATGCAGAAGGAACGCTTTCCCATCAAGGATCAGCCGCAGCTGTTCACACGGAAATCCGAGGGTTTCCGCTACCTGGAGGCCAGCGCCAAGAAAGGAACGCTCTACTACATGCACGCTGAACCCTATGAGTACTGCGTGCAGAATGTCGCCGGAATTGAGAAGGCTGACGACATGGTCATGTATCAAAAAATCGAGCCAAACCTCCGCATCGACCTTTTTGATGCCTCGGTGTTCGCGGTTTGCGCTTATCTCGAAGACCTGACCGCCAGCAATAAGGCGGCAGGCTGGTATGACAAGAAAGACAAGGACGGTGATGCAGATTGAGAGTGAAGCCGCAGCGCAGAGGGATGGACCCAGCGCTGCAAAAATGGATGATCGGCGCGATCGACGCTGATACGTTGGCCGTTCCCGGTTATACCCGGTTAATTGACAGTCCGGATGTGCTTGCCGCCATCGGCGGCCTCGCTGATATCATCTCGAACGCTACAATCCAGCTCATGCGGAACACCGATGACGGCGACGTCCGCGTTCGCAATCAGCTGGCGCGCTTCATGGACATTTCCCCGTGGCGGCACGGAACGCGCAAGGATTTGATCTCCTGGATCGTCTGGACGATGCTGACGACCTCGACCGGAAGTGCCTTCCTCCTGCCGCACACGGAGCGTGGTCTCCTGAGCGAGCTGGAGCCGATGCCAGGCGCGTATGCGCTGAGCGACGATAACGGCCTGACTTACTATGTCATGTGGCAGGGACGGCGCTATACGTCCGACAGCGTACTTCATTTCAAACGCTGGCCCGACCCGGCGCAGCCCTGGCAGGGAATCGGCCTGCGGATCAGTCTCCGGGATGTGACCGCGAATCTCCGGCAGGCGGCCGCCACGAAAAAGGGCTTTATGTCCGACAAGTGGAAGCCGAGCGTGATCGTCAAGGTGGATGCGCTGGCCGATGAATTTGCCGACGAAGCAGGCCGCAAACGGCTGGTCGATCAGTATATGTCCGGCAGCTCCGCAGGCGAGCCGTGGGTGATCCCGGCAGAGCTGATGGAGGTGCAGCAGGTCAAGCCCCTGAGTTTGACGGATCTCGCCATCAAGGACAGCGTAGAGCTGGACAAACGTGAGGTCGCGTCGCTGGTCGGTGTGACGCCGTATATGGTCGGCGTCGGCAGCTATTCCGATGCGGAGCACAACCACATGATCCGCACCACAGCAGTCACGATCTCCAACATCATCTGCCAGGAGCTGACGCGAAAACTGCTGATCTCCGAGGAGATGTATTTCCAGATGTCCACACGCCGGCTTTACAGCTACACGCTGCAGGAGCTGGCCAGCGTGGCCGACGATCAGTACATCCGCGGCCTGATGGACGGCAACGAGGCCCGCGATTGGCTCGGCCTCAGCCCGCGCAAGGGCCTGAACGAGCTGGTCATCCTCGAAAACTACATCCCTCGCGGTATGATCGGCAACCAGAAAAAACTAGAAGGAGGCGACGGCAATGCCGAATGAACGCCAGCAGCGGCAGGTGCGCTGCGTAGCCCAGCAGTTCCAGACGCGCTCGGCCAACGATGATTTGTTCATCGAAGGTTATTTCTCCGTCTTCAACAGCGAATACCCGCTTTGGGAAGGCGCGAGCGAAATCGTAAAGCCGGGCGCTTTTACCAATTCCGTCTCCGGAGATGTCCGGGCGCTCATCAACCATGATTCCAGTCTTGTGCTCGGCCGGACGAAGGCCGGAACGCTGACGCTGCGGCAGGATGAGCGGGGCCTCTGGGGCAGCATCAGAATCAATCGGGACGACGTCGACGCCATGAACCTCTACGCCCGCGTCCAGCGGGGTGACGTTGATCAGTGCTCGTTTGGATTTGACATCAAGCGTGAAACCTTTGTGGATCTCGGCGGCGGGAAATGCCGCTGGGAAATTGAAGAGGTCGATCCTCTCTACGAGGTGTCTGTCTGTACGTTTCCGGCCTACACGGAGACGTCCGTCAGCGCCCGCAAGCAGGATCTGGCCGAAATCGAACGCCGCCGCGCCGAGGCATGGCGCAGCGAGATGAAAAAGAAACTTGGAGGTACAGAGTAAATGGCACTGAAAGTATTGATGCTGCGCAGCCGGTTGACTCCGCTGCTGGCTGAGCTTCAGGCGTTTGAGACCACCCGCGCCGGTTTTGCCGCCCGCGAGGCAGATCTCGAACGTGACATTGCAGACGCGCAGACCGACGAGGAACGCAGCGTCGTTTCGGCGGCTGTGGACGCATTTGAGCAGGAGCGCAGCACGAATGCCGCAGAGATTGCCCGCGTGCAGCAGGCAATCGACGCGATCAACGATGAGATCCGCAGTCTGGAGGACGCGCAGACGCCGCCTACGGCCTCTCAGCCGGACAATGACCCCGGCGCAACAAATCATAAAAGGAGTGTGCAGCCTATGCCCATTATCGACACCGAGCACCGCTGGTTTGGACTTTCCTATCAGCAGCGCGACGCCCTGCTTGCGCAGGACAGCACGAAGGAATTCCTTCAGCGCTTCCGCCAGCTCCGCGCCCAGCAGAACAGCGCGACCGGCGCTGAACTTGGCATCCCGACCGAGTTCATGCAGATCCTCCGCGATCTGACATATCAGAATTCCAAGCTGTGGCCGTATATCCACAGTGAGTCCATCCGCGGGAATGCCCGCCAGAACATCGTCGGCACTGGTGCCGAGGCCGTCTGGTCGGAAATGCTCGCCAACATCAACGAGATCACGCTCGATTTCACGCAGCTCGAAATGGACGGCTATATGCTCGCCGGTTATATGGCGATCTCCAACGCCGTCTTGCAGGATGACTCCGACCTCCAGCTGCTGACGAGCATCCTCAACGCCATGGGCGAGGCGAATGCCCGCGCGATGGACAAGGCCATTGTCTACGGCACCGGCAAGAAAATGCCGGTCGGCTTTATCACCCGCCTTGCCGCGTCGGCCAAGCCCGATTGGTGGAACAATGATCAGGGCGATTTCTCCGATCTGCATTCCAGCCATATCCTCAAGCTGGATATCGACTCCACGTCTGGCGCGGCCTTCTTCGGCACACTGATTGAATCGCTCGGCATCGCCGACCCGAAGTATTCGGACGGCCGCGTGTTCTGGGTGATGAACCGGAAGACGCATATTAAGCTGATGGCGAAGGCACTGGCCTTTGATGCTTCCGCCGCTCTGGCCGCCGGCATCAACAACACGTTCCCCATCATCGGCGGCGATATCGTTGAGCTGGAATTCATGGCCGACAACGACATCGCAGGCGGCTTCGGCAGCCTGATGCGCATGGTCGAGCGCGAGGGTATGTCCATCGCGTCCTCGGACATTCCGCTGTTCCTGCGGAACATGACCGTCTTCCGCAGCATCGGCCGCTACGACGGCAAGCCCGCCCGCGGCGAGGCGTTCGTGCTTGTGAACTTCCACAACACGCAGCCGACCACCTCGATCTCCTTCGCGCCGGATCTCGCAAACGAAAAGCTCGGCACGCTGATCGTCACGACTGCGGCCGGCACCGGCACTTCCGGCGACACCACCGTCACCGTTGCGGGCAACGGCTCCGGCAAGCTGATGTATCAGGTCGGCGGCCAGGCCGTGCCGGTCTCCAGCGGTGAGAAGCTTGGGAAGGACTGGGCGGCGCTGCCCACGAACAAGACCGTCAAGGGCACCACGACCGGCGCGACCATCACGGTCGTTGAGGTTAACGCTGACGGCAAGGCCGTCGCTGCTGGCTCCGGCAGCGTGACCGCCAAGGCGTAAGAGAGGGGGGCTGTGGAATGTCAGCAGACCTGCGTCTGACTTACATGAAGGTTGATCTTGGCATTTTGTCGTGCGCTGATCAACAGGAGCTTTATATGCGCGGTCTGCTGACCACAGCCGAATCCTTTGTCCGCCGGCGCGGCATCACGCTGGCGGACGACAGCGACGAGGATGACATGCTGGTCGGCTCCGTAGCCGCGTGGATGTATCGTGCCCGAGGCAACACTGAGCGGGCGGCACTCCCCCGGAATCTTGACATCATGATCAAGGACCGGCTGTGCCACGAGAAAATGAGGGACGGCGGATGATCTACGACAAGATTTTGACGATCTATACGCTGCTCCCTGGTCGGTCTCCTGCCGTGCGCAAGCTCAAGGCCGTCAGCCAGCACTTTTACTGCGAGCGCACGGTGTACGCATCCCGGTTTTACGCCGGGAAGCAGGCCGGGCGGAAGCTCGTGCGCATGGTGTCCATGCCGCGCAGCGTCTTCGAAGCACCGATCGAGGCTGACCAGTACTGCACACTGGAGGACGGCCACGTCTATCGCATCGACCAGGCGCAGCGCGAACAGGATGCCGACGGCCTCGACATCAACACGTTAAGCCTTGCGGAACCGGAGGGGAAATATGAGCTATTCCAAAATTGAGAACGCGCTCAAGACCGTCCTGCCGGACGCGGTCTACAAGGTACAGGCCCCGGAGACGACAAACGACGGCGAGCAGCTGCTCCGCTATCTGGTCTGGACGCCGACCGGCGAGCGCTACGCCTACGCCAACGGCCGCCCATTCGCCACGATCTATCAGGCCGTTGTGACCGTGGCCACGCAAACCGAAGATGATACGCTCCCCGCCGAAGTCTCAAAGGCTTTGGCGGATGCGCATATCGCGATGCAGATGCCGGAGCACTCCTACGACGTCGAGACAGCCACCTACTACACGGACATTCCCTGTGAGGTGATCTGATGGCGCAGATGGAGACCGACGGCATTGAAGAGGCCATCCGGCAGCTGAATAAGGCCGATCTATTTACCGACGAGAACGTGAAGCGGATGCTGACAGCCGGCTCCGAGGTTATGCTGTCCTCTGTAAAATCCGCCTTCGTGGAGTCCGGACATAACAACCCCGGCCGCCAGCGGCGCACCGGCGAGACGCTGCGGCATATCACAAAAGCCCGCGTCGTCCGGAAGGACAAAAACGGCGTCCCGTATATGTTCGTCACGATCCATGGGAAGGACAAACGTGGGCAGCGGTACGGCACAAAGGGTTTCGTGCTGAACTACGGCCGGCGAACCGGCGGCAAGATCCCGGCAGACTATTACTGGTCGACCGCGGTACACAACACCTGGCAGCAGGCCAACGACAAAATGTCCGACGTCGCTGCCGACATTCTGAAAGGAGAATGACATGCCTGAATTTGATCTTCGCGGCATGAAGGTCGCGAAATACAATTACGACAAAACGCAGAAGAAAATCAGTTATGACACGCCGATGTCCATGGGCGACGCAATGACGGCGAACCTCGAACTCAAGTTCGCGGAGGGACGTCTCTATGCCGAGTCAGCGCTGGCCGAGTACATGAAGAAGGTCACGGGCCTGACGGTCAGCCAGGGCGTGAAGTACATCCCGGACGAGACGCAGAAGCTGCTTTTCAAAGCGTATGAGCTGAGCCGTTCGGTCGGTTCCGGCTCGCCCAAGACCGTGAAGAGCATGGCCTACGGCAAGACCTCGACCGGTCAGTACGTCGGCAGCGGATTCTATGCGCCGGATATGATCGACGGCGTGGAGAAGTTCACGGCCATCTTCGTCCACAAGACGCTGTTCGGCCCGCCCAGCAAGACGCTCCAGACCATGGGCGAGCAGATCAACTTCCAGACGCCGACGACCTCCGGCGAAGCGCTGGTCGATGACGCAGGCCACTTGATGGAGTGGGAATCGTTTGACACCGAGGCCGAGGCCATTGCATGGCTCGACGCCTGCTTCACGACGGAACCGACCGTCGTCACGGAGGGAGGATAAACCATGGATCTCCGTTTGAAAACGCTGCCGTTTGAGTATGGCGGCCACACGCTCCAGCTCTGCTGCAATTTCAACGTGCTGGCAGATCTTCAGGCGGCCGGCGAACTGGAGGAACTGCTCGATGAAGAGCGCTCCTTCCGGAATTTCACGCGGCTGCTCGCGGCGCTGGTCAACGAGGCCGCAAACGCTGCCGGGCTGGATCTCTCCGTCACGGATCGCGAGATCGGCCGCGCGGTGAGCTGGAAGGAGTTCCGCCGCATCCAGGGCGATGTGTTCGGCCTGCTGTTCTCAGCGGTCCTGGATCCGGACGATGACGAGGCGGAACAGCCCGAAGAAGAAACGACCGAAGAAGAAACGACCGAAGAAGAAACGACCGAAGAAGAAACAAAAAACGTGGAGACCAAGGAAGCGGCAGCGACGGCCTGAACTTCGCTTGGTATCTGAATATCTGGATCAATGTCCTGCATAACGACGAGGCCGTTTTCTGGCGGACAATGACGCCGGCGCGGTGCGTAGCGCTTTACCGTGAGTTTTTCAAGCTCATGGGCGCACCGAGCCGGCGTTTCGTTTCTGAGGCTCCTGCGGAGCCGGAGAAGCCCGCCCGCTTGTCGTTGTCGGCATATCTGATGGGAGGTGGCGGTTGATGGCTGCCCCGAGTATCAACACAAAAGTCAAAATGGATGGCGAGCGCGAATACAAGGCTGCGCTGGCCGAGATCAAGAGCGGACTGAACGTTCTGAAATCCGAGCTGAATCTCGCGTCCGAGCAGTTTCGGGATAACGCGGACAGCGTCGAAGCGCTGACCAAGAAAAACGACATCCTCGACCGCACGATCCTGACGCAGAAGGAAAAAATCGAGCAGATCGAAAAGGCGCTCCAGTCCTCGGCCTCCGCCTACGGCGAAGCCGATGAGCGCACCAATCGCTGGAAAACGCAGCTTAACAACGCACAGGCCGAATTGGTCAAGATGGAGCGTGCATTGAAGGATAACGAGGACGCGCTCCAAAAAGCACAGAGAGAGGCAGACGGCACGACGAACGCTTTTGGCAAGCTGAAAAAAGCTCTGTCCGACACCAAGGAGCAGGGCGGCGGCATCAAGGGCCTGTTTGCCAATCTCAAGGAGGAGTTCTCCGGCAACAACGAGGTCATGCGCGGCCTCGGTGACGCGCTGACGGACGTGTCCGGCAAATTTGGCATCCAGCTTCCAGAGGGCGCACAGAAGGCCGTGCAGTCTCTCAACGGCATCCATGCAGGTGCGGCTCTGGCTGTGACCGGTCTCGGCCTTGTGGCCGCTGCCGTGGTCAAGGCCGAAAAGGCCCTCGTTGACATCACGAAAGAGGCAGGCGCTGCGGCGTCTGAAATTCTGAAGCTGTCCTCCGTCACTGGGCAGTCAACCGAGTCCATTCAGGAGTTTGACTATGCAGCCGAAATGATCGGTGTTTCGTCCGACCGCATCCGCGACTCTCTCAAAGAGACCACCAACAAGATGCAGGAGGCGCGGGACGGCAATGAAGCTACCGCCGCCGCTTATGCCAAGCTCGGCGTGGCCATCACGGACGCGGACGGCAATCTCCGCAGCGCCGAGGATGTGTTTTACGACACCATCGACGCGCTCGGCCAGATGGAAAACCGCACGGAGCGCGACGCCGTTGCAATGGACCTCATGTCGGAATCCGCGCAGGAGCTGAATCCGCTGATCGACGCGGGCAGCAACGCGCTGAAACAGTACGCGGACGAAGCGCACGACATGGGCTATGTGCTCGACAATGACGCGCTGACCTCGCTGAAAGCCGTAGACACCGGCTTCCAAACCTTGCAGAAGACACAGGAGGCCGTCAAAAATCAGATGGCCGCCGAGTTTGCGCCGTACCTGACAAAAGCGCTGGAGGACATCCGAGAGCTGATCCAGAAGGTCGGCAAGACGCTGGTCGAGTCCGGCGCAGTCGATGCCTTCGGCAGTATCCTCGAATCTTCCGTTGCGCTGCTGGAACCGCTCGGTTCGCTGATCTCCGCTGTTCTTCCGGCTTTGACCGCAGCATTGAAACCGATCGCAGAAACGGTTGCCCTGATTGCAGACACAGCCAACGTTATTGTCGGCCTGTTTACGTTCAACGGCGATAAGATCAGAACTGCACTCGGCCTGAACGCCAGCTCCGGCCAGCTCAGCAACATGCAGCGTGCCAGCGGTGCCTATAACGGCTACCGCTATTCACAGTCTGCGGGCTGGATCACCGAGGGCACCTACACGGACGCGGAGCTGCGGTCAATGTATAACAGCGAGGTTTCCGCTGGGACGGCGCAAGGGACCTTTGAGGCGTGGAAAAATGCCGGATCGTGGCGGCGCAACGCCAGCGGAACAGACTGGTTCCCCGGCGGGCGGACGCTGCTGAGCGAGCACGGAGCGGAGACCGCGATCCTGCCGCAGGGCACGCGCATCCTGACCGCGCAGGAGACCCGCCAGAGCGGCGGAGACACCTATAACATCACGATCGACGCCCACACGGTGCGGGAGTTTGAGGACATCCTCCGCATTGTTCAGGAGCGCCGTAGAGTGGTTCGGATGGGAGGAGCTTAAATGCCAGAAATTACGCTTACAGGGGCACAGTGTGCAGGCATTAGCGCATCATTCCCGTCAACAAATTTCAGCACTGAATCTGTGTATGTTGCTGGTGACGCAAACGGACTAAGTGATATTTTATTTTCATTTGCTGCACCTCCGGAAGCTGCAAGATTTAAGGCCATCGAAAATGTAACCGTATATGTAAATTACCAAGTTTCTTTTTCTACTCTTGCGCAAAGCATTACATGGTATTATCTTCGAGGCCCATTCAACGAAAAAACAGTAACATACAACAATAAACCGAGCTATGGCGGTACGAAGCTGAGCGTCTATGTAAGTTCTGCCGGGTATAAGACGGTTGTCTCCACTACAACAAGCCTTGCATCCTACGTGCTGAAGTACGGGATCATGATTGCAACGAACTATTACTGGGCATTTCAGTCAACCAGAAGCAGTAATCCACCATACGCGACGTTCCGTTATACCGACGAAACCGTAGGGCTTGCAATAAGCAACACATCCCCGTCACGCGGATCTATTGTTGCTGCAAATTCCAACACCTTCTCTTGGCGTGAATCTGTAAATGGGTACTGCTATGCAGACGTTTCGCGCACGTCTGCAAAATTCCGCTGGCGCAAATCTGCATCCGACACAGTCAAGGAGATCGACGTGCCTGGCACGGCCACCTCCATCACCATCCCGGCGAATACTTTTTCCGGCGACAGCATCCAGTGGCAGATCAGCGTGACCGCGAACAGCGGCGTCACCACGACCTCCGATTGGATGACACTCTCGCTGACCGACGTGGAATCCACAGCCGTTGCGGTTGCGCCTGACCGGGCCGTGCTCGACGGAGCATCTGATAACGTGTTCAAGTGGGAACACATCATTTCGACCGGCACGGCCCAAACGAAGGCCGAATTGCAGCAGAGCACAGACAGCAGCACATGGACGGCGCTGGCAACTGTCACCGGCGCGGCCAACACATGGACGGCTCCTGCCGGGACGTTTACCTCCGGCACAAAATACTGGCGCGTGCGGACGTACAATTCCAAGGGTGCTGCGGGCGCATGGAGCGCTGCCACACAGTTTATTGTGCTGGCCGCCCCTGCAACACCACCCGTGTCTATCGTGTCCACAGAGCCGCGCCCGGAGATCCGCTGGCAGTCGGATGAGCAGCAAGCCTACCAAGTCGAGATCGATGGCGTCTATGCCTCCGGTACGCGCTTCGGAACCGGGAAGACGTGGAAAGCCCCATTTTATCTGGCCGATGGCAGCTACACAGCGCGCGTCCGTGTGCAAAACGAATACGGCTTCTGGTCGCCGTGGGGCACGGCGGCGCTCCCGGTCGTAAACGTACCGGGCGGCGCGATCACGCTGACCGCCGAGGGCGGCATTGAGGCGGCGCTCAGCTGGACGCCGGGCAGCTTTGACTACTATCTGGTCTATCGGAATGGAGTGGCTATCGCAAAGGTCACGGAACCGAGCCACACCGATGCAGCCAGCATTGGTGGTGTGCGCTATCAGGTGCGCGGCTGCTACGACAACAGCGACAATTACAGTCTGTCCGAGGCCGTGGAGATTACGGTCGGCACAGACAACGTCCGACTCTACGACATGGAGCGCGGCGAGTGGCTGCATTTCCTCTATGATTCTTCGGCACACCGCAGCACGGGTCTGAGCCTGTCCCAGGACATCCAATATGTCCAGCTCTCCGGGCACACCTACCCGGTCGCCGAGCGGAGCGAATTTAAGTCCCGCGCGCTGCGGATCGCCTGCGTCTGCGCGGACGACGCGGAGCGGCAGTCTCTCAGGGCACTGCTCGGACACCTGACCTGCTGCAAGACGCCGGAGGGCAACATGATTATCGGCTACCCGGCCAGCATCACGGAAAACTCTGACGATTTCTTCAGCACTTACAGCTTTACCATCGAACAGATCGACCGAAAGGAGGAGATCAACATTGATTCGTGACGTCTCCTACCACGTCAACGTCCTGCGCAACGGAGCCGAGTTTGCCCGGCTCCATTGGCGCAGCGGCGACAATCCCAATATCATGGTCAACAAGGACGCCGAGATCAAAGGCAGCTTCTCCGGGCGGTTCTACGTGCCCGACACGGTCGATCTGCTGTCAGACGAGCTGCAGCCCGTCATGCGGCTGAACGGCGTGGAGACGCCGCTGGGCGTCTTCCAGACGGCCACTCCGAGCCGCGCGACCGACCGATACAACACGGTCGTCCAGATTGAGGCCTATGACCGCTGCTGGCGGCTGCAAAACCAGCGCACGGAGAACATCCTGCACATCGCCGCCGGCACGTCCTACATTACGAAGATCCGACAGATGCTCACGGAGGCCGGGATCGGGCTGGTCATTGCGGCTCCGTCCACAGCCACGCTCCAGACAGACCGCGAGGATTGGGAGATCGGTACGACCTATCTGGCCATCATCAATCAGCTACTGGCCGAGATCAATTACAGCGATGTGTGGTTCGACGGCAGCGGCATCGCGCATTTGGAGCCGTATGAACAGCCCAGCGCCGACCGCATCGATCATGCCTATTCCGATACCGACGTCGTCCACGCGCAGCCGATCGGGCCGGATCACAACGACGAGACGGACATTTTCAACGCGCCGAACGTCTTTGTCCGAATCTGCAGCAACCCAGATCTCGACGCCGACATGGTGGCCACGGCGGTCAACGAGTCCCCGACGTCCAGCACATCCACTTTCAAGCGCAAAATGCGCATCGTCGATGTGCAGCGTGTGGACAACATTGCAAGCCAGGATGAGCTTCAGGCCGCCGCAGACCGCGCCCGGAATGAATCCATGTTAGCGGCACGAACCATCACATTTCAGACACTTAATGAGCCGGGGCACGGCGTCGGGGACATCATCTCCATCGACGATCCGGAGCTGTCCGGGATCTACGAGGAGACCGGCTGGTCGCTGACCATGGCCGCCGGCCAGATGATGCAGCACACAGCAAAAAGGACGGTGATTGCATGATGGATCTGTTTGTGGCCACGCTTGAGAGCACGCAGGAATCGCCGCTGCTCTCGCTGGCAACCATAGGCGCGAAGTACACGGACGGCGTCTCGCTGATCTTCCCCGGCCAGACTGAGGCGACGGCCAAGCACTACCGATGCAATCCGGACGTCACCTTCGCTGCGGGCAATCGCGTCCTGATTGCCCGCGTCAGCGGCAGCTATGTGGTGCTGTGCAAGGTCGGCAAGCCAAAGTAAGGAGGTAGCTATGAGCCTAAAAATCATGCAAGGCGACCAGTACGCCATTGTATTTACTGGGACGCAGGACGGCGAACCGCTCGACCTATCCAAGATTGAGATGATCGAGTTCATCGTCGGAAAGCTGCGCAAGGTGTATCCCGGTGAGGTCACGACGGACACAGACGGAAACTTCCTGTTCCCTCTGACGCAGGAGGAAACCTTTCAGTTTAAAAGCGCTTCTCAGGCCGTTCAGATCCGCGTCAAATTCGCTGGCGCGGAGCCGGTTGTCATCGGCACCAGCATTGAGGGCATCCGCGTGAGCGATTCCATCAGTAAGGTGGTGCTGTGATGGCGATCCGCTTTGACATCGGCGGGAAGCCGAACATTGTATTTGCAATCGATAACATCAAAATTGTCCACACGGGCGGGGGAGAGCCTTATGAGGGCGAATACACGGTCATCCCAAAGGCCAACGCGCCGACCGTCCTTGAGACCGCCGGAAAGACGCTCAACAAGGACGTGACCGTCACCAAGATTCCGTATTACGAAACATCCAATCCCACTGGGGACACAGTTTATATTGCATCGGAGGTATAAAAATGGGTAAAAGCAAGATCATCTACGGCGGCACTGTCCTGATCGACCTGACTGCCGACACCATCGCGGACGGAAAAGTCCTTCTCGGCTATAAGTTCCACGGCCCTGACGGCGAGATCCACACAGGCTCCTGCACGTTTGATCTCGACACCTCGGGCGCAACGGTCAAGGCGTCGGAAATCCTCATCGGCAAGACGGCAGGCGCGCGCGGCACGATGATCACCGGCGAGATGCCGAACAACGGTGCAGTAGCCGCGAAGATCAGCACGGTCAATGGCGAGTATATCGTCCCGCTGGGCTATCACGACGGCTCCGGCAAGTGCGTCATCGACCCCGACGAGGCAGCGAAGATCATTGCGGCCAACATCAAAAAGGGCGTGACCATTCTCGGCGTCGAGGGCACCTACGGCGGTGAGGCCATCACCGTCCAGAGCAAGACGGTCGATCCGCTGACCACGTCGCAGACTGTCATCCCGGATGAGGGTTATGATTATCTGTCTCAGGTGGTCGTCAACGCCATCTATTATAACGAGGCGGACAATTCCGCTGGCGGTAAGACCGTCACCATCGGCAAGGCCGCGGAGGTTTGATATGGGCGTCAGTAAAGTCGATTTCGCGGGGAATACGCTGGTCGACCTGACGGGAGACAGCGTTACCCCGGAAACCCTGTTGGAAGGTGCAACGGCGCACAATGCCGCCGGGGATCAGATTGATGGAGCCGTGGCCGTGGCTCCAGCCTCCAACACCACCCCGAAGGCGCCGGGGACGGCGTCGGCTGGTTCGGAAAGCGCGTATGCCAGAGGGGATCATGTGCATCCGAAGCAGACTGTTCATGATAATGATATGTTATGGGGTGGCAAAAATCTTAGTGGTGAAGTATCTCCAACGGATGCGGCAATGGTATCAGTCATTGGAGGCAATAAATTTGCGTTATGTAAATCGCAAGGAATCACCGTTGAATATACAAATGATGGCGGGGCAACATGGGTAAATTATGATGCTACAGAGGAAACCAAAATTAAGCTCATATCTGGCATTTCTACTGTTGGATTGTATTATGGCAAAAAAACAGAATCTTCTCAAATAGTAACTGCGGATGATATGTTGCGCATAACTGTTAATGCTTGGACTTGTGGCGTATATACATCCCTAAGAAAGATATTGATTGAATTTGCAACAAGTGGTAGCACCAATGATTTTGTTAAAATAGAGTCGGCCACTATTGGTGACCAAGAAACATTTACTGTTGTAGGTACCTATAATGTTTCTGGGAATAGTGGATGGAACTCGATACCTTATTCGAATAATTTGGGGGCGTATTCACTAAACCAGACTTCTAATGTTGGAGTATTACGGTTTACTTTTTCAACCAGTACTGCTAGTAGTTATCAAGGTAGACCATACGTTCAAAATCTAATATTAAATGGGATTACTAATTATGTTAATCCAAGCAAGCTATCAGCTACGGGGCATCTGTATTCGTATGATTATCAACAAAATGCAACGTTCCCAGCTAATGTAACTGCTAAAAAATTTATTGGTGATGGATCAAAACTAACCAATATTCCTTATCCACCAAAAGAGCTACCGAATGTCACCACCGCTGACAATGGAAAATTCCTACGTGTTGTGTCCGGCGCATGGGCGGCTGTAGAGATCGCAAACGCGAATGGAGGTAGCTTCTGATGGCGGAGCTTTTGACAAACACAACCGACCTGACAAAGGTTGCATCGGCTATCCGGGAAAAAGGCGGCACATCAGATTCGCTTGTATACCCGGACGGATTTGTGACAGCGATTCAGGCTATTCAGACCGGTACAGAGCTGAAAATCATTGTAACTGTGAAATCTGGTGCAACTGTTACCGCTACAAAAGGAAGTCTGTCTGTGAGCGGCACATCCGTCAATGGAACGTGTACGCTGACTGTTCCGGAGGCCGGTACATGGAGCGTCAAGGCGACGCACAATGGGCAAACGTCCGGTACGAAAAGCGTCACTTTTACGGATCGTTACGCGGTTACGCTCTCTTTTGTTTCGGCTGTGCTGAATGATAACGACTGGGCGACCATCAAAAAAATATCCGACAAGGGTGAGGGCGCGAACTATTGGAGTATCGGCGACCGAAAGGCGGTCACGCTGAACGGCACAGTTGGCACGTTGACGCTGTCAAACTATACGATCTACGCATTCATTCTGGGGTTTAATCACAATGCCGAGCTTGAAGGCCAAAACCGCATTCACTTCCAGCTGGGCAAAACCGCACTGTCCGGTGGTACGGATGTTGCCCTCTGTGACTACGCCTATAATAACATGGGCGGCGGATTCAGAATGAACACCAGCAACACGAACAATGGCGGGTGGGAAAGCTCGCAAATGCGTACTGCGATTTGCGGTACAAGCCTGACAAGCTATTCCGGCACGATTCTTGCTGTCATCCCGGCAGCACTCCGCGCCGTTCTGAAATCCGTCACGAAGTACACGAATAACATAGGTAATAGCTACGCCGAGACTGCGGTAACGGCAACGACAGATTACTTTTTCCTCCTGTCTGAATATGAAGTATTCGGGGCAAAAAAATACAGTAACGTGGATGAGAAAAACAAACAAGCTCAATACGCATATTACAGCGCGGGCAACAGCAAAATCAAGTACAATCACGGTGCGACAAGCACAGCCGTCATTGTGTGGTTGCGCTCTTCCGCGTACCAAGCCTATTTCGTAAGTGTGAAGGTTGATGGGACGGTTGATACTCAATTCGCAGGCTACTCGGAAGGTTTTGCCCCAGGTTTTTGTGTATAGGGAGGCATTATGGACTACATCACATACAAACGGTTCAAAGGAAAAAGCATTTCCGGGGAGATCAATATTCCGTTCGGCACGATTTTGCAGGAGCGTGAAAAATTCCTCTATCTGGACGGAAAGCCGATCTGCTGCGTGACGAGTGAAAACGGCTGGAATCATTTTCGACCACTGACTGATGAGGGCAAATACCGGCAGGATATGTTGGAAAAGCTCTACAGCTGGTATACAAAGCACGGATGCGGTGAGGATTTCACCGATGAGAACTGGCCGGGACAGGAGAACGGCTATTGGAAGAACCGGTTGAGAACAGCCAGCACGGAACGGTTGAAACAGATCTATTTTGAGAAATTCGGGGTGATGCCATGTATGCAGTAAAAAAAGAGGGTGCGTTTGCCGGGTATGCGGACAGCATTATGCTCATCCGGCTGCATAGCAACGGCTGCTATGTACCGTGCAAGGAGGCCGAGGCCGAGGGCTTTTGTGCGAAGATGGCCGTGACGCTGACCGACGAGGACGGTAAGGAGTATCAGGCACTTTCTGACACGGTGTTCCGGCTTGCGGGCAAGTTGTTGAAAGGCACAGAGCCGGAGGGCAGCTATGAGGAAATGGGTGCGGCGATCCCGCTGACGGATGCAGAAACAGCGGCAAAAATTTTACTTGGGGAGGCGGAATGATGACCTACACAGAAAGGGCCAGAGCATTGCGCCCCTATATCGTCAAGGCTTCAGCCAGTCTGACGGATGCAGACGCGCTAAAGGCAATGGAGCTTTACCGACGCTGGGAACCTGATCTGGTCATCAAAGCGGGCGACCGACTTGTGTTCCCGGTCAATGGCACGGACAGGCTGTTCCGCGTCAACGAAGGACAGTCGCACACGACGCAGGAAGGTTGGGAGCCGGACAAGACACCGGCAATGTTTACGGTCATCGACGAGGAGCACACAGGCACACAGGACGACCCCATCCCCGCCGCGAAGGGCATGGAGTACACCTACGGCCTGTATTACACCGATCCGGAGGACGGCAAGCTCTACCGCTGCGAACGGACGGGCGAGCAGCCGGGCGGCAAGGTGACGCTGCAGTTTTTGCCCCATGAGCTGGTGGGGCTGTATTTTACCGAAGTATAAAGGAGAAAAGAGATGGACGATGGAATTCAGGCAAAGATCGTGGAGATCGACCAGAGATCCAAGAGCAACACGCACCGCATCAACGACCTAGAGGAGGACAATCGGGCCCTGCATCAGCTGGCGACCTCGGTAGAGGTGCTGGCGACGAAGCAGGAGACGATCGAGGCCAATGTCAGCGAGATCAAGGACGACGTGAAGAGCCTCAAGGCCATTCCGGGCGGGAAATGGGAGGCACTGGTCAAGGCGACCGTGACGGCCATTGTGGGGGCGCTGGTCGGCTTCGCGCTGGCTCATGCGGGGATCGTGTGATGGAGACTTCGAAGAAGCTGCTGATTGGCAGCGCGGCGGCAAGCGTCGTTTGCATTATCCTGAATGTGATCGGCGTGCTGAGCGTGGAGGTCACGCTGGCAGTCATCGGATTTGCGACGGCGATTGGGATGTTTTACCTCTGGAAGGCCAAGAACGAGAACCGCAGCAAGTATGCGATCAAGTACATCAAGAGCTTGCCGGAAACGTATACGGCAGAGGAAAAGGCACGGTTTTTGGAGATCGTGCTCAAGGACTGAAAGGAGTAAAAACGATATGAACGAACTGAACGCGTGCCCGTTATGCGGGCATTTTCCAGAACTGAAATATGTCGGAGACAATAAAGATCTTTTGGTGTACCAATGCGCACATTGTGGCTACATTGCCGCGAAAAACCATGAGGCAAAATACACAAAACGCGGTGCTATGAAAATTTGGAACAAAGCGACGAAAAAAGCATAATGAAGGGAGTACATAACATGGACAAAATTATGAAACGGCTTTCGAATCTGCTGAGCGTCAAGAGCCTTGTGACGCTGCTGCTTACGGTGGTGTTTACGGTGCTGGCGCTCCGGGGCGACATCACGGGCAAGGATTTTCTGACGATCTTCCTGATGGTCATCACGTTCTATTTCGGCACGCAGTCGCAGAAAGCGCAGGACGCGATGGACGCGAAGGGTGACGACAATGGCACTGAAAATTAACGATACCATCCGGGCAACGAGAGTGGGCGGCAAGCGTCCGCTCTCGGCCATCCGGGCCATCGTGTTCCACTACACTGCAAACACTGGCCAGCATGCAACGGCGCTCGGCAATGCCCGATACTTTGCCAACGGCAGCGAGGGACGCGCTGCTTCGGCACATTTCGTGGTAGATGAGGGCGATACCGTTTACCAGTGTGTGCCGCTGGACGTGGTGGCGTGGGCCGTGGGCGACGGCAGGAGCGGCAAATTCGGAAAGGTATACGGCAACTACAACACCGTTTCCATCGAGATGGTGAGCCACACGGACGCTTCTGGCAAGTATTACATTCCGGAAGCGACGATGCGCAACGCTGCGCGGCTCTATCAGATGTTGCTGAAGCGGCTGCCGGGCGTGCAGGCCGCAATCCGGCACTATGACATTTCGATGAAACTGTGTCCGCTGCCGCTGATTGACGAAAAGAAATGGGCGGACTTTAAGAAGCTCTTGGAGGAGGTGGACGAAGTGGTAACAAAGGCAAAGATGATCATTGACGGCAAGGAGATCGAGGTCGAACGGATCTTAAAGGACGGCACGAATTACATCAAAATTCGCGATATTGCAAAGGCGCTCGATCTGGATGTGTCGAATAAGGGGAATATCCCGATTCTGAATCACAAAGGAGGCTAAACGATGCGGCGCGGCTGGCCAGACTTGCCGCGCAGCGAGTGGGAGCGTTTGATCTCTGAATGGATTCTAAAAGATTCGTACCGAGACATCATGCGGCGATACCTCTGCGACGGATGGACGCAGGAACGGATCGCAGAGCATGAGGGACTTTCCCTCAACGGTACAAAAAACATCATCAAGCGGTGCACGGACGCACTTTCCGCGCACATGTAAACAGGCAGACACGGCATGCGCTGTGTCTGCCTCTTTTTTGTGCCTTTTTTGGCCTTTTTCTGGCCCGAACGTTGGCTGTTTTGTGACGGACTTTTCCATCATACTGAACGTAGGAACTGGCCAGTTCACTACATTTTTCGGAGGGAATTTTATGGAATACGCAAGCAACGGCAAGGGGAATCTCGGCGTTACGCTCGGCGCGATCGGCACGGGCCTCGGCGTGTTTGGCGGCGGGCTGAGCAATCTGTTCGGCGGCTGGGGCGCGAATCCGGCTGCAGCGGCGATGGCTGCAAGCAACAGCGACAACCATCTCGTAAGCCGCTATGAGGCGTCTCAGGCGGCACGAATCGCAGAGCTGGAAACGGAAGTAAAGCTCCGCGATGCGAACACGTACACGGATCAGAAGATGCTCGAAATGTACAAGTACACGGATGGGCGACTTCGCAGCATCGAAGAGCAGCTGTGCCAGCAGCGTGTCGTCAACGCGCAGACCGTGGCGAACCTGTCCTGTATGCAGAACGAGCTGGCTACGCTGTCGGGTCTGACCAAGACGGTGATCCCCATCAACAACGTCTGCCCGGAACCGATGCAGCGTTATAACAGCTGGACGGCTCCGACCACGACCACCACGACGACTTAAGCAAAAAGGGGCGGCTATTGCCGCCCCACCTTAAAATGGAGGTAAACCAATATGGTGACAATAGATCAGGCCATGCGCGGAATTTTGCGTTTTTTTGATACGGTAGCATCTCCACATATGGACGAGGTGCGGTCGTTCGTGGCAGGCGTTGGGCTGTCTTTGCTGGCAGACGGCAGCAAAGAGCAACTGCTTGTGCTGAAAGATAACCCTTGGATCAAAGCGATGCGGATTATGGATGAGCACGGAGATGTTGATATTGACAGACTCTATAATAAGGCAAGGCCACGGCTCGATGGGCGAAAACTCCCGATAAAGATTCCGTTTATCGGCAAGCTAACTTTTGCTGCGGACGACCTCGACAGTCTATACAAATACATTCAGGAGGCGTAAAATGAAGCATTATATCGAAGAACTGAAACGGCAGCTGCATGAGATCATGGAGCGTCCGGTGACGCTGGGGCGCGCGGAAGAAGTTATGGTGTACGCGGACGCCATCTGTGCGCTGCGCCGCATGGACGGGCACGACGAGGCCGAAGGCTTTACCGAGGAAGACGCAAAGGCATGGACGGCCAAGATGGAAAACGAAGACGGCACGACCGGCCCGCACTGGACGATGGGCCAGACGGACGCGGTTGCCAACGTCGCTGGCGTCCATGAGAAGTCCTGCGTCTGGTGGACGGCGATGAACATGATGTACTCGGACTATTACGGCGTAGCTGCCAAGTACGGCCTAGACCGGCCGGAGTTCTATGCCGATCTGGCCAAGGCATTTTTGGACGATAAGGACGCCGGAGGCCCTGAGCAGAAGATCGCAGCGTATTATCACGGGATTGCGAAAGTCTGAACACAATTAGAACACAGTTATCACAGTTGCCATTGATTTTCAACGGTTTTTTTAGAGTTCGAATCTCTCCTACTCCGCCAAAAGCGTCTCGGAAGTTTCCAAACTTCTGAGACGCTTTTTCTATATTTATGCTGATGAAGCGGATAAATTGTACACATATTTACGAAAATCAAAACAATCTGCAAAAAATCGAAGTTAGCAAATACTAGCAAAGAATAGCACGAAAATACACAGGTTTGAACACAGTTTGAACACAGTAAAAGATCACAGTTTCCCCTCCAGCTGTGTGCCTATGCTGTCCACCTTATCCTCGAAAATATCGGTGTAAATATCCATCGTTGTTGACAGCTGCGCGTGGCCGAGAAACTCCTGGATCATTTTTATGTCGAGTCCTGCATCGTAGAGGGCGGAGGCATATCCGTGGCGCACCTCATGCAGCGTGGCCGTAACACCTGTGCGCTTTTGATATTCTTCGTAGCGGTCCTGCACCTTCCAGTCCGGCAGCGGCTTCGCGCCGGCGTCATCGGAAAAAATGTAGCCGTGCTTCCGATCCGGCAGGACTGCGGCCAGCGCGTCCAAGAGCGGAAGATCCCGGATGCCTGCCTCCGTTTTGGGGTCTTTGGTATGCGGCGTGGTGCTGATGTCATAGACATTCCGCCGGACATAGATGCGCTTTTTCTTGCGGTCGATGTCCTCATAGCGCAGGCCGCGAACCTCTCCGCGCCGGAGGCCAGTGTAATAGACCACGAACGGAAACAGGCCGAATTTATCATTGACGCTGTCCTTGATGAGCTGGATCTGCGCACGGCTGGGAGCGTGGCGCTTTTTCTGCGGCAGATTTTTGGGGAGCAGCACAGCTTCTGCCGGGTTGTACTCGATGTAGCCCTCGCGCTGGGCCTTGTTGAGAATCTGGCGGATGATCTGCCGCTGCGTGGCAACGGTCTTTTTCGCGCGCGTCTTGGCAAACTGATTGACGTAGTTTTCCACGTCCTTCGCCTTGACTGATGCAACGTCCATCTCGCCAAACTCCGCAATAGCGCGGTTGTATGCGGGGGTATAATTTTTCAGGCTGTTCGGCGCGAGCGTCGGCTCGATCTCGTTCCACCACTTTTCCGCCACGGCCTTAAAGCTCACCGTCTTCCCAGCGAAAAGATCGTCCTTGTATGCCTTGACCTTGTTCCACACCTCGCGGTCAGTCTTGCCCCGGAATGCCTTGCGCTTGCCGTTGATCTTGATGATTGTCTCGTGCAGGCCATCCGGGCGCACATAGTATTTCGGGATCGCCACGTTCTCCCCTCCCTATATGGTAAATGGGTGCTGCATCAGCGCCGCGAGCTGATCGCGAATCCAACCGACGTTCGGATTCAGTACGTCATAGAGCAGGGCGATCAGCGCGAGGAAAACCATAACCAGCAGCACCGCCGTCACAAAGCGGTGCATTCTCATCGACTTTTTGCAGGTCGCAAGGTGCGCGTTCAGCCCATCCATGCCATCATGCAGCGCCCTGTTTTCGGCTTCCAGCGCATGGAGCTGTTCCAGCAGCGCCGCGTCAGGCTGCGGCGTCTCCGGCGTCAGGCCGATGCAGGCATCGACCGACACGCCGAGTTCTTTGCAGATCGCAAGCACGGTTTCGGCGGAAGCGTTCGGTGCTTCTCCGCGCAGGAACTGCGCAACCGTTGTGGTCGATTTTCCGATCTTTTCCGCTAAGTCCTGATTGGTCATCCGCGGGATTGTGTTCTCCTTCTTTTCTCGACAAATTTCGTACAATTCCTGCATCCAAAACCAGATTCCTTTCCCGAAAAGTGTAATTCTGTGTTCAAATAACAAGGCTTCTTTCTCGACAAGGCTGCCCAAAACGTGGTAGGCTAGTCCTGCAAGCAGCTCCCACACGCTTGCAGCGGCCAAAAAGCCCCGCCGTCGATGGGATGATCGACGACGGGGCAATCCCATCACAACTGTATAGTCCACTCGCCCACTGCCTTAACAACAAGGAGCACTGGCGATCCAGAAATCATGACCGTTCCATCATAAGACTCTGTTGTATTTACGAGCAAGTCATTATTGACACCGTATGTCCATACTGCGAAATGATGCTCACTGGAATTTCCAGTTATATGCGCGGTTGTTCCGTGACTCTTAATCAATAGAACAGCATCGCCATATCCGGAATAATTACTATCTGCACTAATACTGCCTGTGTCATAAATGGATCGCAGTTCGATTTTCCAACTGCCACTAGCCTTTACCTCGATCGTCGAAACATCGTAGCTTGGATCTATCGTAAATCCGCTATACGGATCAGTTGTATTAACCAAAAGTTCTCCATACTCGCCAGCCGAATTGTATGTAGTCACCGCAAAATGTTCTGAGCTGCTATTTCCAGTGATATAAAACGCAAATGGATAAGATGGCGTGTTGATTGACAGAACATCATCCCCATAGCCATCAAACGTTTGCGGAGCCGGGATATCGACCGGAATCCTCACTTCACCTTGAGACTGTCGAGCGTTTTGATCAGTTTCTGCTTGAATAGATGGCGCATTGAGCGGTATTTCCGAAACATTCGGTTTGGTATTTAGCTGCACTGCTCCAATTATACTGCCAACGATTGGAACCAACGCAAGAACGGCGATTACCAAAAATAGCGGTATTTGATAAAGCTTCCTGGCTGATACTGTCTTGCACCATTTTGCTGTTCGGACAACACCTATCAGCGGCAAAACGATCCCCAGCAAGTATATGCGAAATATCAGCATAACCAAGCCAACAACAATCAAGACTACGGACGAAGATACCTTTTTCGCACTGCTGCTGTCATTTGTGCTCATACATCAATCCTCCAATAAAGCTATTCTGGGAAACTGCTGATTTGTGCGATATAATATACATGACCGTTGGGCAAAGGAAAATGAAAAAGAAAGGAACGCTTTGGTATGACTGAACTGCTGAAAGAATTGATGTCGCTGACACCAGAAGGAATTAGCCGTCTTGCCGGGTATATCGCTGCCTTAAAAACGCGAGATAAGACCGAGCCTCAGCCTGAGCGTCGGGCGGAAGTTCCATAAACTCTTTCGCAACTTTATAGACCTCATCGGGTACTCCGGTGGGGTTTTCTTTTTTTATATCGCCATCTTCAATTAAATAATCAACGGTGACGTCGAAATAGTCGGCGATCATCTTCCAGATTTTCATTCCCGGATCATACTTCCCGGTTTCATATCCCGATATCGCCGCTTGCGACAGATTAAGTGCTTCAGCGAGTTCCTTTTGGTTAAGTCCCTTGCTCAGCCGCACTTGTTTAAGACGATTCACTGGCCTCACCTCGTTTATATTATATCAGCCAATTTTATTTTTCCTACGAAATATAAAGAAAATTTATAAAATTTGATTTTTGCTATTGACATATCAAGATACTTGATATATAATCCAGAATATCAACAACGCTTATATTTTACAAGAAACGGAGTGATTAAAATTAACGGCATCAAATGCAAACGAGTCGAAGCAGGTTTGTCTCAGAAACAACTCGCCGACATCATGGGTGTAACACAGGCGGCAATTGCCAATTGGGAAACCGGCGGCGTGTATCCTCGCGCCTCGCAGCTCCCGGCGCTGGCCGAGGCGCTGAACTGCACCATCGACGATCTTTACAACGGCGGGAAGGAGGCGGACGGATGACGGACGCAAGATTACGGCGCAAGGTCATGAGTCTAGAGCGGCAGGTCGCCGAACTGACGGAGCGGCTGAACGCGCAGCGCGGGCCTTGCAGGGTGAACATCTCCGCCAGTTCGGTTGACCTCGACGAAATCATTCAGGTTGTTGCTCGAAATAATCCGCGAGCCACTGATGATAGGCCGCCAGATACCCCAGCGCCATAACATTTGCGGCATGGAGTGTGTCCTCCGCAATCGAGGACGCAAACGCCGAAACGTTCTCAGGTGACATTTGGTCGATCTGATACAGATGCTTAATTGATGCAAGTTTTTTCAGGTCTGGTTCAGTTGCCCTGAGATACGCTTGAAATTCTGCAAAGTCTGGAAAAGTCATTGTTTTTCACCTCCTGCACCTAACGGTAACACGAGTGGTGGAAAACATCAAGAAGGAGAAGAACATGAACGAGCGAGAGAAAGAGGAACGTCAATACCATGTCGGCGTGGCGATCAAGCTGGTTTTGCTGGCGCTTGCGCTGCTTGGGTGGATCATTGAGCTGAAAAAGCTCGGTGCATTTTGAGAAAGGAGACAGCTATGCGAGAAACCGAAGGCTTCCGGCCACAGTTGGAGCTGCTGGTCGAAATGTTCCCGGCGCGAGCCGCGATCACCGTCAACGAGTGTCAGGCAGCGCTTGGGCTGGACCGGCGGACGCTTCTGGCTGACCGGGCATTTCCGGCCAAGAAGATCGGCGGGAAATACAGCGTGTCGCTGACCGAACTGGCCAGATGGATGACAAAAAAATAGCGGATCATTTGGTCACTGATATTATCCCACCAAAGGAGTGAGAAATCCATGCAGGAAGAATACATCAATATCTGCGCCGCGTGTCGGAAACGTGCACAATTGACGCAGGAGCATTGGGCGGAGGTGCTGCGCGTGTCGGTAGAGACGGTCAAGGCCTGGGAGGGCAACCGCCGCATCCCGGACAATTATCACGTTTGTCTGATGGTCACCGCCTGCGGCGACACTTGGTTCGCATACAAGCACCTGCTGCAGACGTCAGACAGCCTGAACGTGCTGCCGGATACAAAGCGTCAGCCGCTGCCGCTGGCCGTGATCCAGCTGGTCAACCGCATCATCGGCTTTGCCGACCGGAACCGCGACAAGGAGCTGCTGCGCATCGCCGAGGACGGCGTGATCGACACCGCCGAGCGGCCGGCCTACGACCAGATCGTGAACGAGCTGAACGATATCATCGCGGCGGCCTACACGCTGCGCTATGCGGAGGATTCGGAATGAAAAGGGCAGAAAAAAAGAGCCGCCCGGCTGCTGCGAACAACCGAGCGACTGCGTATCCCGTGAACGAGACACTTGAAAGCATCTTCAGTATATCATCAGAATGTTTGTTTTGCAAGGGGGTGAATCGATTTTGAGCGAAGATTTTCGCGCCTTCTGGTCGGTCATCCCGGCCACGGTGCTGGATGATATGTCCATCCCGGCCAATGCGAAGATTCTCTATGGGGTACTGTCGTCGCTGATGCGGCGCGAGGGCTACTGCTGGCCCAGCAATGCGCAGCTCGCCGAGGCGATGCACTGCTCCGAGGACGTGGTCAAACGATGGGTGTCGGCGCTGGCCGAGGCCGGACACATCCGCGTCCGCATCGAGCCGAACCGCAAGGTCGGCGGCAAGATCCGCTATATCTCGCCAGTGCTGGCAGAGCCGTCCATCACGCCCTCGCAGAATGGGTACGGGGACGAATGTCCCGGTACGTACGGGGATAAACTTCCCCGGGTAGGGGGACAAACTTCCCCGTCTATATATAAGGATGGATATAAAAAAGAGAATAAAAAGAAAAAGGAAAAAGAAAAGCCGCAATCGGCTGACGCCGTTGCGTCCGCGCTCCTGTATAAATGCGAGGTGAACGGTCAGCCGCTGGTGGATGCCATGCAGCGGTTTTTGCAGATGCGCGTTGAGATCAAAAAGCCGGTCAAGTCCATGCAGGCTGCTGCCATGCTTTGGAACAAGCTCGTCAAGCTGTCTGCCGGAGACCCGGCGTACATGGTGGCCATGCTGGATAAGGCGACTGAGCGGCAATGGCTGAGTCTGTTCCCGCTGAAGGATGACGAGCTGCCGCAGCGCAGACAGACCGTCTCCGCCGACAATGCCGGGCGCGTGGATCTCAGCGGCGTGGAGTTCGTGTGATGGCCAGCAAGCAAGACGCGCTGATCAGCGCACAGACCTCCGTCCTCGGCTCGATGATCATCGATTCGCGCTGCGTCCCCGTCGTGATGGAGACGATCAAGGAGGACTATTTTACGGTCGGCCAGTATCGGACAATCTTCAATGCGATCCGTGCGCTGGCTGGCGAGGGACGTCCGATCGATGCCGTGACGGTGCTCGACCGGGCCGGAAAAGCCTACGCCGACCTGATCGGCCAGATCATCACGGTCACACCGACCGCCGCCAATGTCCGCGAGTATTGCCGTATCCTGCGGAGCGAGGCCCGCTTGCAGCTGCTCAAGGACGCAGCCGGCGCAATGCTCGACGCGGAGGACGAAGACGAGATCCGCACGGCGCTGGATCAGGTCAACCGCATCATGGTCGACAAGCCTGGCATCCGAGCCATGAATATGGCGCAGGCCCTGGAAGATTTCTACCGGCGGCACGATCCATCCGTCAATCCGGACTTCCTGCCGTGGAAGTTTGCTAAGCTCAACAAATACCTCCGGACGGAGCCGGGAGACCTCATCTACATCGGCGGCTATCCCTCGGACGGCAAGACCACGCTTGCACTGCACACGGCCCGAGAGCAGGCAAAAACCAAAAAGGTCGGGTTCTTCAGCTATGAAACAAACTGCGGGAAGCTGGCAGACGCGATGGTCTGCGCTGCCGCGCAGATCGGCCTGCCAACCATCCAACTCAACAAACTCGGCGAAAACGAGTGGGACGAACTGGCCTACATTTCCACAGATTTCACGGGCCGTAATCTCGACATCATCGAGGCTGCCGGCATGACGGTCACGGACATCCGCCTCTACACAATGGCTCACCACTACGACGTGATCTACATCGACTATGTCCAGCTCATTCCAGCCAGCGGAAAAAGCCGATGGGAACAGGAGGATTTCCAGCGGGTCAGCGCCAACAGCCGCGCGCTCAAGCTCTTCGGCCTCCAGTGCGGTGTGACGATCGTGGCGCTCAGCCAGATGACGAGGCCGCAGCGCAACAAGGACGGCATGATCCCGCCGCCGACAATGTCCAGCCTCCGCAGCACTGGCCAGATTGAGCAGGACGCGGACGCTGTCCTCCTGATGTTCCGCGAGGATCAAAAGGCAAAGGATGCCGACCGCATCATCACCTTCGGCAAGATCAAGACCGGCGCAGCCGGCGGTTCATTCAAGCTCCATTTCGACGGCGAAATGCAGACGTTCAGCGACAAGCCGAACGAGCGCAAGCAGCGCCGCGAGGAAGTGCAGCGGCAGACAAAAATACAAGAATTCCGGGAACTTCCAAAAAGCGAACCGCTCCCGGATGATTTTCCGTTTGAACGAAAGGAAGAAAGCACATGAAAGCAATCGCAATTTTGAATCTGAAAGGCGGCGTCGGAAAGACCGTCACTGCCGTCAACATGGCCCACATCCTGGCCGCCGATCACAAACAGCGTGTGCTCCTGGTTGACTGCGACAGCCAGTGCAACGCGACGGAGTTCTTCGGTGTGCGGCCCGGAATTGGAACGGTCACGCTGGCCGACATTCTGCGCGGCGACTTCGAACCGTACGTCTCGGAGCTGGTCACCGGAACGGATTATCCTGGCGTCGACGTGATCCCCGGCTCCGATGAGCTGATGGACATGGATATGTCCCAAATCACGAGTCAGCGCGTCAACGGCCGTGTCCTCGCGGATCTGTGCTGCACGATCGGTGAGGATGACGAGTACGACTACGTCCTGTTCGACTGCCCGCCGGCCTTTAATGCAGCGAGCGCCGCGGCGCTTTTGGCTGCGGATGAAGTTATCATCCCGATCAAGCTCGACGCCTTTTCCATCCGGGGGCTGGCCAATGTCAGCCGACAGATCGACAATATGCAGCGCATCAATCCCAAGATCCGCGTTGCCGGGGCGCTCATCACGATGTGGCGCAACGTGCCCGTCGTGCTGGAGGCCGAGGGCAGTCTCCGCGACTGCGGCCTGCTGCCGGTATTCCAGACGGTCATTCGCCGTACCGACAAGGTCGACGAGATGACCTTCGAGCGCAAGCCAATCGCCATCTATTCTCCGCGCAGCGCCGCCGGCTATGATTACCGAAGCTTTGTGCAGGAGTATTTGGAACCGCCCGTCACAATGGACGATATGCTGAGAGGAGGCGCTGACCGTGCCGTTTGATGTGAGTCGCATTTTGCAGGATTCCGTACCTGCGAAAGAAATGACGTCGCCTGAAAATGGGCCGAGGACAGCCGAAACGATCGGCAGCGAGATCCGCTATCTGTCCCATCAGGCCAAGTGCATGACGGTCTGGTTCGGAGTGGAGATCGGCAAGCGCCTTGCCGAGGCGAAGGCCATGGTCGGACACGGCGGCTGGCTGGATTTCCTGAAAAACGAAACGGAGTTTTCAAAATCTTCCGCTGCGAGATTTATGCAGATTGCCAAGGAATATGGCAACAATTCAAATTTCCCAACGTTGGGAAATTTGAGCGTGTCGAACGCTTTACAGCTGCTCGCGGTGCCCGCCGAAGAGCGTGAAGAGTTCGCCGAGGCGGTCGATGCGGAGAATCTTTCCGCCCGCGAGCTGGAACAGGCTATCCGGGAGCGCGACGAGGCACGGAAGCAGCTGGAGGCCGAGCGCGCGGCCAGTGAGGGCACGGCGCTCAAGCTGGCCGACATCACCTCCGCCCTCGATGCGGAAAAAGAAAAGACGGCAGCGCTCAGGGAGCGCACCGACGCGCAGGCCGCGAAGATCACGGAACTGGAAAACCGGCCGGTCGAGGTCGCCGTGCAGGCGGCAGACCCGGCGGAGATTGAAAAGGCCGTTGCGGATGCGCTGGCCGAGGCGGAGAAAAAGCACAAGGCCGACGTCGCTGCATTGGAAAAGCGCCGCAGGGAGGCCGAGAAGAAGCAGGCGGAGCTTCAGGCCGAGGCTGCAAAGGCTATGGCTGATCTGAAAAACAGCACGGGCCGCGCAGACGAACTGACGCACCGCGTCGAGACGCTGCAGGCCGAACTTGAGGCTGCAAAGGCAAACGCCGAGAAGCTTCAGAAGGCAGGGGCGATCCAGTCGGACGCGGACATTGCCGTCTTTCAGAGCTTCTTTCAGGCAGTGCAGGAAAATTTCAACCGCGCCTGCGGCCTGATGCAGAAGGTCAAGACTCGCGACGCGGAGAAGGCCGCGAAGCTGGCCCGGTTCAGCCGGGACGCGCTGGCCAAGATGGCGGCGCTGGTCGAAAAGGCTGGCTGCTCCGGAACGACGACCGGCGGCATTACAGAGAGAAACATAGCTTTTTCCACGACGAAAATTACATGAGGGTGGTAATCACGGATGAAGCCGCCATGTGAGAGGGACTGCCCGAGACGGACAGTGGGATGCCACACCAAGTGTGCGCCTTATCTGGAATACGAGGAAGCGAAACAGGCGGAATATCGGGCGAGAGAAGTTGAGCGGAGCCGCGACGCCTACACTGCGGATGCGAAGAAGCGGTCACGGAGTGTAGCGAGATTGAAAAGAATGGGGCTGCTGAAATGAATCGGATTGCGCGGGTATTCCCAAGAAAGACGGCTGCATCGCCTACGGATACGCTAGCGTTCTTCGGTGCACCGACAATCGAGAATATCGCAGATTGTATCAAGGCTGAAGTTGAAGCGGTGCACATCTCTACAACCTTCACATGGGACATTCCACGTGCAGAAGATCTTTACTATGCGTGGCAAATCATCGGCGTGCCAGTTGAAGTAGGCGGCCCGGCATTTGATGACCGCATGGGTGATTTCACGCCGGGAATGTATCTCCGAGACGGCTATATCTTCACGTCGCGCGGCTGTACGAAGGAATGTTGGTTCTGCTCGGTTCCGCGCTGCGCACATGGCGTGATTCGAGAACTGCCGATCGTGAACGGATGGAACATCCTCGACGACAACATTCTCGGAACGTCTGAACACCATTTCCGGGCGGTCTGCGAAATGCTCAAGAGGCAGGAGCATCCGGCGATCTTCACCGGAGGACTGGAACCGTCCTTGCTTCAACAATGGCAGGCGGATTTGCTGCGGGAGGTAAAACCAAAGCGGCTTTACACAGCATACGACACAAAGGATGATCTGGAACCTCTGGTTGCGATGGGGCGAAAGCTACGCCTTGCGGGGTTCCGGCCAAAGAGCCACACCATGTGCTGCTATGTTCTTGTTGGATATGATGGGGACAGTTTTGAGGACGCGGAACTGCGGCTGGCACAGACCATGCAGGCCGGGTTTGTACCATACGCAATGCTTTTCCGGGATGAAGAAGGAAAAACGGACGCCGCATGGCGAAGGTTTCAACGCGAGTGGTGCAGGCCGATTATCACGGGGAAGAAATTCAACGAATATTGGTAGGAGGATCTGTAATGGACTTGGAACAGAGCGCGTTTGAGGCGCTGCGGTTTGCGTCGGCGCAGAGCTTGAAGCTCTATAAGCAGCCGCTTGTGATTACATACTCCGGTGGGAAGGACAGCGACGTGCTGCTCCGGCTGGCGATCAACAGCGGTATTCCGTTCGAGGCTTTGCATTCCTTGACCACGGCAGATGCGCCGGAAACGGTCTACCATGTGCGGGACACCTTCCGTCGACTGGAAGAAAAGGGCGTAAAGTGCGCTATCGACGCGCACGTCCAGCCGGACGGGAAGCGCGTTACCATGTGGAATCTGATCCCCCAGAAGCTCATGCCGCCGACACGTCTTGCCCGCTACTGCTGCGCGATTCTCAAAGAGGGCGGCGGGAAAGGTCGGTTTATCGCCACCGGCGTTCGGTGGGCAGAATCTCAAAAGCGAAAATCACGCGGTTTGATCGAAGTACAGAACAAAGACGTTAGGAAACGGCTGACCCTGATGAACGACAACGATGAAACACGGATGCAGTTTGAAAATTGCAGGATGAAAGGCAAACGTGTCGTAAATCCGATTATTGGATGGGGCAACAGGGAGGTGTGGGACTACGCGGAGACTGAGAAGATCTGCATGAATCCGCTTTATAGGCTCGGGTTCATCCGAATTGGGTGCATCGGCTGCCCAATGGCTGGGAAATGCCGAAAGATGGAGTTTGCGATGTACCCGAAGATCAGGCTGGCGTATATCCGGGCGTTTGACCGTATGTTGATTGAACGTAAAATACGATGTTTGCAAACATACGGCATGGAAAACGGTTTGGATGTTTTCAACTGGTGGATGGAAAACGGCGTATTGCCGGGACAGGAAGTATTAGAAGAATTTCGGGAGGATTTGCTATGAATTTGAAACCGGAAGAACTGGTCAAGACGCTGCGGTGTATCGGCTGCCCGATGGCTGGAAAGCACCGGAAGATGGAATTTGAGAGATACCTAAAGATCAAGCTGGCGTATATCCGGGCATTTGATCGGATGCTGGAGGAACGCCGACGCCGTGGCAAGATGGACGGCGGGATGCGATGGGGCGATAATGGATTGGATATATTTAACTGGTGGATGGAAAATGATGTGCTTCCGGGACAGGAAGTATTAGAAGAATTTCGGGAGGATTTGCTATGAATTTGAAACCGGAAGAACTGGTCAAGGTGCTATTGTATTGCGGGAATGGAGGAGGCTGCGACGCATGCTGTCATCCGTGTCATGGAGAACATGGCGAATTTGAGTGGCGCTGTCTGGGACCCCTGCTGCTGCGGGCTGCGACACAGATCGAGCACGACAAGAAGGAGATTGAAGCGCTGAAAGCGAAGGTGGAACAGTATCGGGCGCTCATTCCGTCGTGGGTGATTCCGATGACACCAAAGGAGGACTGAGGATGGAACGACTGACAACTGATAACCCAACTGACAACATTGAAGCCTCACTGAATCTATTTTACGTCCGCGACGGTGATGCCTTCATTCGAGGAGGCGGAGATGCCCCGGACTATGCAGATATTTCGGTGACTGATTTTATACGCAAGGCCGCAAGGACGCTTTGCCCGGATATGCTTTTGCCAGAATCGGCAGAAGAAATCAGTTTTGCAATGGCTGAGTATTTGTTTGATGGGTACGAAGAACCAAGTGGTTTGATTGCGCTGCTCTATACTGCTGCATGGTCGTATGCGGAACTGCGCGAGCAGCTGAAAGCCTATGAGGACAGCGGACTATCCCCGGAGGATGCGGCAAATCTGCACGCAATTTTGAGACTTGGCGACGGAATGACGCTGATGCGCCTGCGGGAGCTGGCCGTGGCCGATCAGGAGGGGCAAGTGATCGTCCTGCCATGCGAGGTTGGGCACGCAGCCTACTGGGTGCATAACGGCATTATCACAGATTGCCGCATCAATCGTATTCAGGTAAACCGGAAGGGCGTCTTCCTCTGCTTGAAAAGCAAGAAGTCCCACGGAGCGTTTCGCGTCGATACCTGCCTCGACAAAACCGTATTCCTGACGCGCGAAGAAGCTGAAAAGGCGCTGGCGGAAATGGAGGGCAAATGATGGTAAAAAGAATCTGCGACCGATGCGGAGCCGAAATAAGCCCTACAAGTTCGGCAACGTATGTAAACGTAAGGGGCGCATATCGCGAAAACACGGGAGACGTCGAGCTTTGCTGTTCATGCGGGATGCGCATTCGTGAATGGCTAAAACCGATCGAGGAGGACAAGAAGGATGGCTGACGAATATATCCGGCGCGAGGATGCGCTGCGCGCCGTGCAAAGGCAAAGAGGCGCGAACAGAAGCCCTGCGCAAAATGAAATGCTCAACAGAATTAAGACTGATATAATTCGTGCGCCAGCCGCCGACGTTGCGCCGGTGGTGCGTGGGAAGCCTATAACAAAAATTCGTGAGGTGACAATTACCGAATACCACGAAGCGCGCGGGGTATTTGCATCGGACGGTTCTAACGTTTATATCAAAAATATGGTATATGCGAAAGTTCCATATGACCATTGTCCGGTGTGCGGCGCTGTTCTCTGCTCCCGCTGGCACAATTACTGCGGCAAATGCGGGGCGAAGATGGATGGAGGGAACGAAGGTGAATGAAAGCGCCGCTGACTGGGGCCTTGTTTTCGATACGCTGCTGCTGATAGCGTTTCTTCGGTCAGATGCGGAAACGCCGGAGGCTGCGGCGGAGAAATTCGCGAAGAAACTCCTTTATATTCCGGAGAATGTAGATCTTTTCGCGGAAACGCCGGAAGAACGGCGCGCACGGAGTGACAAGTTGTATGCTCAAGAATGGGAGAAAATTAAGCAAGAAATTGAGGAAATGAAAATATCGGAAGATACCACGCGACCGGAAAATCCAGCATTGGGATGATGCCGGGAATCTTGGGGGGCGTTTTAATGGATGGAGAAAATGAAAATGATCCTTGATATTTTGAATCTGCTGGCGCTGATCGAGTGGATCGCGCTGGGCGTTGTTGTTTGGTTTAAGGCGCGGAGCCTGTATCGCCGCTCGAAAGCGGTGCTGGACGCGCTGCAATCGGAAGAAACGGAGGTTTATGAAGATGACGCGGAAACGCTGCTGTAAATTGCTGATGGCCTGCGGAGTCACCCGGAACGAAGCCAATCGAGTCATGCGCGTTAGGTGTGCAGTGCCCCCTCTCACAAACTATGATCGCCTCTATCTCGCATTGCTGCCGCTGCTGTACTCGCAAATCCTTCGCAACCGACCTGGCGTTCCCAACACAGTGCTTAAAGCATTTGGTATCAATCCGGACGAACCATAAATGATTTGGACTTTTGCCCGCGCGGGATGCCATTGCCGCGGCGGGGAGGATCAGCCGGATGATATAGCCAGCCCGGATCTCCGGGCTGGCACACAAAGAAAGGGATGATAACATGAGTCGAGTGATAGAGCTTCAGGCCGGGACGCGGTTCCGAGCCATTGAGCTGGCTGCGGCTCCGCAGCAAAAGCGGACGCGGGCGTCGCGGCAATTTGAGACGAGCCTTGTACGGGAGGCCGTGAACATCAAGACCGCCTGCATGCGGTTGGAATTTCTGCTTTATGCAAACTTTGCACTGGATGATTGGTTCGTGACGTTGACCTATGACGAGGACTTCCTTCCACCGAACTATGAGACGGCCCAGAAGAATCAGCCGGCCTACTTCCGCAGGCTGCGGCAGGCACGCCGGGCGGAGGATCTCCCGTTTGATTATGTGTACGTCATGGAGGGTCTGCACGGAGATCATCGCATCCATCACCACTTCGTGACCAAACGCGCGCCGGGCAACGACATCGCATTATTCCGCGAGCTGTGGGGCAAGGGCTTTGTCGATGTGCAGACCATTGAGGAGTTCGGCGGCTATCGTGCCGTCGCGCAGTACATGACCAAGGAGCCGCGCAAGACCGGCAAACTCCGGGTTGGCGCTCGGATGTGGACACCAAGTATCGGGCTGGTACAGCCGGAGCGGCACGACATCGAGCTTGCACCGGGCGAGCACTACTCACCGCCGCCGGGCGCTTCGGCCTTCGAAGGTGGAAAGTTTCCGGAACGCATCGAGAACTGCTACGGAACCTTTGTGACCTACGATTTCGAAATCCCGGCTTTGCAAACTTAATATCTATATTTTGACTTGAAACAATATATAAATACTGGGAAGGAGCGACAAAAGGACTTGCAATCTGAGAAACGGCGTGATATACTGTTAGTGTCAGCAGACGGGAAGTTGATTTGCCCGTTGTGCGGGCGGCCGACGCAGCAGCGTGTGCGGCCGACGACCGTGCTGACAGACTTCCCGCTGTACTGCAAACTGTGCAAGCGAGAGTCGATCGTGAATATGAGCCAGAGCCAAAACCATCGAGTTAGTGCCAGCGCCAAATGATTTGACCGTGAAAACGGAGAATCGTTTGGCGCTTTTGTTTTGCACCCGAGGTGATAGCCGGATGGCACGAGCGCCATGATCTCCGTCGTGAGGTCATGGCGCTTTTTGTTTGTCCATGGATTACAAAAGCAAACGCTGGCTGCACCTGCGCGACGCGGTGCTCCGGCGTGACAAGTCCCGATGCCGAGAGGCCGCAAGGTTCGGCAGGAACGAGCTGGCGACCGTTGCCCACCACGTCTACCCGGTGGAAGATTTCCCCGGCTGGCAATGGTGCGGCTGGAATCTGATCGCTGTGAGTCAGGCAGCGCACAACAGCTTCCACGACCGCGTGACCGGCAAGCTGACCGATCGCGGCCTCGCGTGGCAGCGGCGAGTGATCCCCCCTCCCAACGCGCCGCCGCCGTTCTGACCAAAGCAC